TTAGCAGCGCACTAAAAATGCCCACGCCTCGTACCCGTAATCATGAGCATCAAGGACTTTTTTTGATTTCCCACGCACCTTGCGGTAACGGCAGAAAACCCAACGGAACCCTTTGGGCGCCGCTTTTGAAGCAATTGATTTCAAACCCATTCATAAAACACCTCCTTACCAAGAGAGATTTTTCCCTTGAACATCTTCCCTGAAGGTGTTAATTTCAGGCTGTCTATCGAAGCTGTTCACGGTGGTGATGCCTCTTGGATTCATCACCTAAAGCCCCTTGCACTGGTTGGCGCCAAGCAAGGGGGTTTTACATTCTGTCTAGCTGATAACGCGCTGCCACTAATGAAACTCCGCATGCCTTAGCAACATCCTCAGCCGTCATACCTTTTAAAATACTGGCATGCATAGCCGGCACTAATAACTCACCACTAAAACATTTAGCTTGCCATTCACTACTCTCAAAAGGGCGGATTTTTACCCCTGGGGCAGAACGAGCAAATGCGATGTTCCTGTGCATAAGAAGATGACCCAATTCATGCGCGGCAGTCATCCTATCTCGCCCTACCCCATTCAAAGCGCCTTCGTAAATGTCTTCGCGCAGAATCAATAAATGTTCCTGTGGGTACGTAAGACCATGCGTTTCTCCCATTTCTTTCATACCACCAATGTGGAACTCAAAATCCGGGATCAACTGAGGCAATGCGAACTCAATTACCTCCATTACAGGGAATTTAAGCCCAGTAATACCAAATGCGCTCCGCAGAGATGTGACGATAGAACGTATTGATTCACGATTCTGCGGAGGTACACGATAATCTTGTCCGCTCAAGCCGCCTCCTACTGCTGTTTTCGATTCAAAATCTGTCGTAAATTACGGAAGTCTTCTTCATTTAATTCATCAAAACTACGAGCGAACGCAATTGCGACTTCACGAGCGTGGCCATTCTTACCTGACAAGCTGATCTCTACTGACTGCTGAGAGTCACGAGCTGCACTGATAAGCTTTTCTTTTTGTTTTTCATCCGCATTAAAATAGCTAATGATGCTATCAAGCACGGGCTTAGTGACCGCCCTTTTACCAGTTTCGATCGCTGAAAGATAAGACGAGGTCATGCCCATAGCCTCAGCCATGCTTTTAAGCGTAAGCCCCAAGTCTATGCGCATTTTTCTTACTGTCTTACCAAACGGCGTTAACATAGTTGCTTCTCCAGTGTGTCAAAGACCTTCAGTACTTCAGGTCTCATTTTAAGTTAACACTCCACAGATATGAAATCAACAAAATTCTGTTAATTTTTTTATCTTGCTTAGTTTATGAGTTTACATCTTATGTTGATAGAACTGTTGGTTGGTGAAGAGTCATGGGGAAATGAGTCGTAATCTCTTGATATTTTATGGTATGGGGGTGAGCGTCAAAGCTACCATAGCGATGATTTTCCTGTTACGTACACCGCAGATAAGGATTCTGCTAAGGCTTTTGTTCAGGAGACTCTGAAAGATACTTGGGAGTTTGCTGACGAGTGGTTTGTTCATTAAGTTCATCATCTCTGGACACCATTCGCTTGTATTGACTTTAAGATCATTAAATTGTAATAATTCAAAAGGATGGGGCAGGTTTTTCCTCTTGCGCATGCAAGGGCGGCTCTGATAATGAACAGTAATATTTTACTGTTGAGCTTATGCTCACTGATCCTGCCGGGCAGGATGTTCAATGATTCCAATATATCCTGCCCCTTCCGCTTTTAAAAAGGATCTTTTATGCATGACAATATTTGGTTTACATATAAAGCCCGTATCCAAGCGCACCATCGACTAGAATGGCTTTAAAAGCACTCTCAATTTATCCTCGTTTGGTATGCTATATTGAGTGCGGTACTTTCAATTGTAACGTTGCGATTTCCAAAAGTTCTAGGAGATAATACAGATATCGTTGCGGCAATACTTTCGGTGGCCCTACTGGGTATTTCTCTGATCGTATCTAACCTAGATTTTCGTGGTCGAGCAATAGCCATGAGAAGGAATTATATTGCACTACAGCGACTCTATTTTGACATTACCACCAGTCAACAGTTAACTCTTGAACAGAAAGAAAAATATTTTAATTTGCTCAATGAGGTTGAGAATCACCGTGACATAGATGATAAAATTTCAAGGGTAACTCAAGTTGGACTTACGACGAGGATCCCCACACAAAAAGAAAAAATAATTGTTATTTTATGGATATTACTTCGAATATTTACTACTGCCGCCCTTTATATACTCCCATTAATATATCTTTGGATTGACTATGACTGCAAGCAGAATTTTTAAAAAGTCATTCTCGAAAAAAAACCTTCTAAAAGTATACACTGAAAAAATCAAAGAATCAGGAGCGATTGGCATAGATCGGATTCGCCCATCAAAACTTGATTTGACAATAAAAAATGAGATCACTTTCATTTTTGAAAAGGTTAACTCTGGCAATTACAAATTTACAGCATATAAAGAAAAATTAATATCTAAAGGCGCTAACTCTACACCCAGACAGATTTCCATACCAACTGCTAGGGACAGAATTACTCTTAGAGCTCTCTGTGAATGCCTTACGGAAATATATCCTAACTCCAGATTAAAACTACCACATACAGTAATTGACTCATTGAAAGAAGCATTAAACAGCAGTCTTTATGCTGAATATGCAAAAATAGATCTTAAAAGTTTCTATCCTTCAATTGAACATAAATTGATAATTAATGCAATAAGAAATAAAATTAGAAAAAAAGAAATTAGACAGTTAATAACATCATCATTAATCGTGCCTACTGTAAGTGGAGCAACAGGAAGCAAAGGTATCCCGAATAATACCAGAGGAGTACCTCAGGGATTAGCGATATCAAATATTTTAGCTGAAATATCACTATCTAATTTTGATGATGAAATCAATAAAATGCATGACATATGGTACATGCGATACGTTGATGACATTCTTATTTTAACACCAAAATATCAAGCAACAAAAATAGCTTCTCATATCATTGATAAGCTTCAATCATTAAATTTAAACCCACATCCATTAAATGAAGAGAACTCAAAATCCAAGGTAGGCAGCTTGGATGAAAGTTTTAACTTTTTGGGATACCACATAGAAAATCGAGAATTATTGATAAAACATGAGAGCATTCTTAGATTTGAGTCATCTTTAGCAAGGATTTTTACTGCATACAGGCACGCTCTACTACAAGCTAAAAGTAAGCGTGATAAAGAACGAGCTGTTGCATATTGTCAGTGGAAACTAAATCTCAGAATTACGGGATGTGTGTTTGAAGGTAAACGATTGGGATGGGTATCGTACTTCTCACAAATAACCTCAACAGCTCAACTTCGCTCTGTTAATCATACTATCAATAATCTTATCCGCCGATTCGGCCTTTCATCAGAAATAAAACCAAAGTCTTTGATTAAAACTTTCTATGAACTCCGCAGAGGTAGAGCGGAGGCTTTTAAATACATACCTAACTTTGATAATTTACATATATCTCAGAAACGAGAACTTGTTTCTATGTGGATAGGTAAAGAGAAGGAAAAAAACTTAGCAATAGTGAAATAGAGAGGAAGTTTAAATTTAAAATTGCGAAATCAGTAAAAGAGCTTGAAGAGGATATTTCAGGAATATCATAGATATGTAATCCATTAAGTCCTTTAAATATACCGCAATAAACACACTATTTAAACTCACAAACCAGCCGCAGTATCCTGCCATGGCAAGTTACTGCGGCTTTTTATATTTAACTGATCAACAGCCAGATCAGCAGACACGCCACCACCGGCACAGCAAAATCCATCAGGCTTGCCACATCCCACACGCGCGGATCAAAACCGCCCCACCACGGCATATTCATACGCTTGCCATGTCCGAACATTTCAATCCAGCGATATTCTGCCTGGGTGTGTTCACGCGCAATGAAGAACGTACAACCAGCTATCGCTCCGTAAGCCCAGTTTCCGGTAAAAAGACCAACCAGTATCTGCGCAGCCACAGCACAAAGCGCATGAAGTAAGGGGCTTATATCCATTACTCCTCCTTTATCCGATATCGCTTCAGGAAGTTGATAACAACTTTAATTCTGACTCAAGTTCATCAACTCTTTCAGTCAGTTTCTGGATATGGTGAATCAGTGGAACAACCAGACGTTCGTACATTACACCTTCGGCAACAAGGCCATTGCTGGAAATGGTTTCCGGTGCATCATCTTCGTTGGCTGGTCGCCAGTGAACAAACTGAGGGGCAATTTCTCCTACTTCCTCGGCAATCAATCCATAGAATCCCCAATCGCGCCTGTCATTTTCGCATTGCGACCTGTACCACACAGGGCGCATCTTGAAAATGAGATCGGCGTGCTCTGAATCTATCGTCTCTACTGAATGTTTATAGCGAATAGACGATGTTGACCGCAGTACAGACGAAATTGCAGGGTCAGGATTAAGATAAAGGTTTGCCGCCGCTGTAGTCGTGCCCAAATTCCATAAATAAAATGCTTCACGACCAGTCAGCGGGTAAAAATCTCCACCATAATTACCGCTTTCCAAAGCATTCACTTCCAGTTTGTTTTTCAGCTTATTATCAACTTCAGTTTTTGTGTATCTGGTACTGATATCCTGCTTTGTACTGGTCATATCAGTCTGAAGCGTTGATACTTTTCCGTTAATTGAGGAAATATCTTCCTTAGTTTTACTGACATCTCCCTTTAGCGTGGTGATATCTCCTGGAATTACTGTCGATGTAGCCATTTGTCTCCCTCACATCCAGCCACGAAGTTGATGCTCAACAACAACCGCGTATTTATCGAATATTGACGATTTTTTTGCATCATTAATGATGCGCACGTTTACAAAATATCCGTCTTCCTTAACACATACCGGTTCGCCATCTTCAGTCAGTTCTCCGGTTTCTTTGTACACGTTACCTATCACGTCAATAAGAATATCATCCTGCATCGACTCGTCATCATAATAGCCAATACTCTCCATAAAGGCCGAAAAGTCGGCCCTGTCTGCAAATTTGAGTGTTAAATCTTTCATTTAATACTCTCCCCCATTTGCGCATCAGTTAATTCTTTATGCCAGATACGCAAATTACGGATATGACCAAAAAGATGATACTCCCCATTAGTGCCCTGCCCTCCAATTCGCAATACTGCCCGTGGAACAATTGAAGTCCATGTTGTTTTTGCCGCAACAGATAATTCACCATTACATACGGCCTGAACATCTCCATCAGCGCCACAACGGAAGCCTGAAATGATTTTCCTCTGGGTTGTTGCCACATATTTATTACACCCTCCCATAGAAATAAAAGGAGAACCGGCATCAGAGAAATTATTACCACGGAATCCATGCGTGAACAGACCATTTCCCTGATAATCTTTAACATTAAAGATTAATGGTGATTTGCTGGGAGGGATATCCCAGTTTTTATTAACTTCAACAAGAGCACTGAATGGTAATCGGTGAATATTGTTTCTTACAGGTATTGTCACCATGTCGCTGGAGCGAGTGCCAGGAGCCCCTTCAGTAATGATAAATGACGTCCTGTACGACCCAATCTCCGCCTGAGGCATCGCAATATCTAACGTAGAGCCATTGGGGATAATACTGATTCCAGGCATCGCCAGGATTTCAAATCTTGAGCTGATTATCATTTCCGCATCTGCAAAAAGAGTGGCGGTAAACAACCACCATTCACCGACTCTTTCTGCCGTCACCGTCACATTATTTCCATGAACAACATTTCCCGTAACAGGATCCAGAGCTGCATCTGAATGAAAAACAAACGCACCATTATCAGACATTTTTCCGAACCTTGCACGACACCGGGAATTATCACTTTTCGTCAGACACGATATCGTCGTATAAGAACCTGCCGGGCAGGTGTAAGCATCATTCGTGTTTACAGCAATTGCCTGATATCCTTGTGCTGTCGGATTTTCATTAATAACAGTTATCCTTCCATAGTTAAACCCCTTATCACTGTCGAACGACTCAACAGACACACTACCCGTGTTATTCCATGCTTCTGGTGTATTTGAATTTCTGAAATAGTTTGTTCTCTGTCCTTCAATCAGCAAACCTTCTCGTTCAAATCGCGGTTCGTCAACTTCAGCAACGGTTAATACACCTGATTTATTAATGTATGTTGCACCTGATGCGCGTTTGAAGCTAACAACCTTATCGGATGGCATTTTAATAACATCATCACCTACAGTTATTTGCTTATAACCAGGCGAAAAGCCAGCAAGCATATCCAGTGAATCGTTAAACGGTATCCACACATCAGGCAGTGGCTGTAAGACATATTTATACGGCTCTGCTGCCTGGCTTGCATACTCTCTGGCTGCATCCTCACTTGCTTTAGCTGCTGTCTGGCTTGCTGCCGATGCTTGCGCCGAGTTCGCCGCTGCAGTCTCGCTTGTCTTTGCATTGGTTTCACTGGTTTTTGCTGCTTTTTGACTGTTAGCTGATGCAGTAGCAGAAGCAGCCGCCGCGCTTGCAGAACTGGCTGCGGCACTCTCGCTTTGGGCCGCTGCATCCTGACTGCTTTTCGCCGCAGTTTCACTGGCTTTGGCATTCGTTTCGCTGGTTTTCGCTGCCGTCTGGCTGGACTTTGCGTTAGTTTCACTCGTCTTCGCAGCTTTCTGGCTGTTAGCCGCAGCAGTTGCTGATCCAGCTGCTGAAGTCGCAGAACCGGCTGCCGCGCTCTCGCTTTGGGCTGCTGCAACCTGGCTGTTTTTTGCTGCAGTTTCACTGGCTTTAGCATTCGTTTCGCTGGTCTTCGCTGCCGTCTGGCTGGACTTTGCGTTGGTTTCGCTCGTCTTTGCGGCTGTCTCGCTATTTTTCGCGTTGGTTTCTGATTTTTTAGCTGCTGTTGCGGAGTTTGCCGATGCAGTCTGCGAGGCCGCTGCCACCTGTGCGCTGTTAGCTGCATTCGTTTCTGAGGTTTTCGCCGCGTTCTTCGATGATGCCGCTGCAGTTTCGGATTTCTTTGCCGCCGCTGCGCTCTGAGAGGCGGCTTCGGCGTTGCGTGCCGCTTCTTCCACCATTTCCTGAAAACGGCGCAATGCCTCCGGCATGACATCATCTTCCGTCATGGCACCGAGAAAATCATTCAGCGTCCCCGGACTGGAACCTTCATAGACGGTAATGGTTCCGGCATGTGAAGGCGGAAAACCTTCAACCAGCAGGATAACGCTATACTGACCATACTCAACGTCCATACTGTAACGCCCGGCTTCATCAGGATTTTCAGAGGCCACCGTGTTCACCAGTACCGTGGTGCTGTTACGCTTTGCCTTCAGTTGAATAGTGCAGTTCTGTATTGGTTTTCCCGCACCATCTTTCAGCACACCTGAGATTTTTACTGCTGCCATATCCACTCCACAAAAAAGCCCGCCTGAACCGGCGGGCTGTCATAACACTGTGTTACCTGGCTAATCAGAACTTATAACCGACACCCACGATGAAACCGTCAGTGCGCCAGTCGCCACTGCCGGAGCCTTCATAAGCAATATCAATGGCCACGGATTCGGTCGGGTTAAACTGCACGCCAGCCCCCCACGCCAGAGACGTGTTGCTGTGGCAACCGTCATCACTTCCGGTCAGCACATCGTGCGTTTTCCCCTTGTTGTCAGTTACGCGGAGATAATCCCCGGAGAAAGTCGACACACGGCTGTAAGCCACGCCTGCCATCGCATACGCGCTGAACCATTCATTCACGCGTACAGACGGCCCCGCCATCACGCTGAACCAGCGGTTACGCACTGAATCTTCATGCCAGCGGGTATCGCTGTAATGGGTCAGCTGGCGATTCTTGTCTCCTGCATAGCTGAATGACGTAACCAGCCCCAGTGTGTCCGTAAACTCATAACGGTATTTCACGTTAATCCCGTTCAGATCATCACTGCCGGGAACGTTCGTCCGGGCATGAAGATACCCAGCGCTCAGCGTGGACTGATGTTCAGACGCCCATGCAGGCGCACCGGATACGGCCAGACAAATGGCTGCGGACAAAATGGCGGCATAAAGTTTACGCATAATTACCTCTCGCTTTTCTGCAATAAAAAAGGCGTCATTTCTGACGCCCGTTCTGGGTTATAAAATTCAGCTGATACTGATACCTGCTGTGGATTTTTTCATCACCACAACCAGCAGATCGCTGATACTGGTTGTTGGTGTCCAGTTATTCGCTCCTGATGAAGATACGGTGAATGTCAGTGTCAGCGTCCCCTGTCCGGCAGGCATATCTATAACTGAGGAAAATACGCCCTGAGCATCCGTCGTGGACTGATTAAAAATCTCCTGACCATTGCGGGTCACTCTTAACCGGCAGGTTGAATACCAGTATGACTGTTGGTTATTACTGTTGAAATTCTCATGCTTACCACCGCGGAATAACACTGGCGGTATCATGACCTGCCGGTCAAATTTCTGATCATCACTGATTCTTACCGTGATGGTGCCACTGGCATAACTGTTCGTGCGGGGGAAAGACTTGCTGACCGTTTTGACAATATCGCCTTCAATCTGATTGGCTGACAGTTTCCCCTTAATCTGACAGTTCTCATTAATCGTGACGTTGTTGAGCGTCCCGGAGTTCGCATTCACACTGCCACTGATATCCGCATTTTTAGCGGTCAGCTTTCCGTCCGGTGTCAGGGAAAAGGCCGGAGGATTGCCGCCGCTGGTAATGGTGGGGGCCGTCAGGCGCTTCAGGAACACGTCGTTCATGAATATCTGGTTGCCCTGCGCCACAAACATCGGCGTTTCATTCCCGTTTGCCGGGTCAATAAACGCGATACGATTGGCGGCAACCAGAAACTGGCTCAGTTTGCCTTCCTCCGTGTCCTCCATACTGAGGCCAATACCCGCGACATAATGTTTGCCGTCTTTGGTCTGCTCAATTTTGACAGCCCACATGGCATTCCATTTATCGTTAGCATCCTTCCACTCTTTCGAAAACTCCTCCAGTCTGCTGGCGTTATCCTCCGTCAGCTCGACTTTTTCCAGCAGCTCTTTACCGAGATGGGATTCGGTTATCTTGCCTTTGAAAAAATCCAGGTAACCTTCCGCATCATCGCTCGCCCGACCGACGGCCTCCACGAATGCCGATTTGCCAACGGTGTTCACACTGCGGATATAAAAGTAATAATCATGGCCCGGTTTGATATTGATACTGGCGGCTATCCAGTACAGCGCCGTACCAAGATAGCGGGCTGTGGTTTCAACCTGCCTGATATCCGCAATCCGCTTTTCCGAGAACCAGAACTCAAACTGTACCGTCGGATCATAAACCGCAAGATGCGGCGTGGCGGTTATCTGAAAATAGCCCGGTGTCAGCTCAATCCGCGACGGCGCTGCCGGGGCGGCAATCCGGAACGATACCGACGCCGGGTCTCCCTGCTGTCCCCGGGCATTTACTGCCCGGACTGTCAGCCTGTAGTTCCCCAGCGCCAGTTGCGTGAAGCGGTATGTGGTTTCCGCCGTCCGGGCCGTGCTGACCAGCCGCTCAATGCCTTCATCCGCGGCCACGGTCAGGCGAAGCATAAAGCTCACGCCCTTCACCACCTTCGGCGTGTCCCAGCGGGCCAGTACCTGATACTCCCCGCTGTCTGCGGTGACTTCGGCAGTCAGGTGCTGCACCGCGGGCGGCGTGACACCATTCACCGTGCCGCTCTGGTCGCCGTCAAAGTGCGCCCCGTTATCCACGATGGCCTCTTTCTCCGGCACATGCTGCACGGCGGTGATGGCATACGTGCCGTCGTCGTTCTCACGGATACTCACACAGCGGAACAGGCGCTGGCGCAACGTCGGCAACTTCAGCCCCCACACGCTGTATTCAGCAACGCCGTCAGGAACCCGGTTCACTTTCACCTTCACGCCGTCGGTGACGGACTGGACCTCCACGCTGACCGGATTACCCTCACCGTCAACCAGGCTTATCAGCGTGGTGCCGGAGGATGGCAGCGTGATTTCACGGTCGAGCGTCAGCGTCCGGGTCTGGCTGTTCACCGCCAGCACGCGACCACCGATGCTGATACCGGCATAGTCATCATCGCAGATTTCAATAACATCGCCCGGCACATGGCGAAGCCCTTCTGCGCCCACGCTGAAATCCACGGTCTGCGTTTCCAGCAGTTCCGTTTTAATCAGCCACAGCCCGGCTCGGTGTGCCTGCCCCCGGCTGGTACAGCCAAAGGCATCCATCTTCGTGACGTTACGACCGTAACGGAGAATGGCCTGCGTATCTTCAACAAGCTCTGTCGCCGTCTCCCAGCCGTTATTCGGGTCAATCCAGTTCACCTCAACGGCATTATGGCGGTCCTTCAGGGCGCTGAAGCTGTAGCGGAACGGCGCGCCATCATCCGGCATCACCACATTACTGCGGTTATAGGTCCACACCTTATCTGATGGTCGGTCCTGCACGAACGTCAGCGTCTGCCCGTTCCATACCGGCATACAGCGCATCGCCGAGCAGAAATCACTGAGCACATCCCACGCCTTACGCTGCGTGGTCAGCCAGGCATTACAGGTGATGCGCGGCTCCGTGCCGCCAAAACCGTCCGGCACTGACTGGTCGCAGTACTGGCCGATGACATACAGCGCCCATTTATCCACATCCGCCGCACCAAGACGTTTCCCCATGCCGTAGCGCGGGTGGGTCAGCATATCCCACAGACACCAGGCCGGGTTGTTGCTGTATGCCGGCTTAAACGTTCCGTCCCAGATACCGCTGTATTGCCGCGTCTGCGGGTTATAGTTCGACGGCACCTGCAGAATGCGCCCGCGAAGATGATAATTACGGCTCACCTGCTGGCTGCCGAACTGCTCCGAGTCCACCTGCACGCCGACCAGTGCCGTGTTCGGGTAGCACTGTTTCACATCGATGATTTCGGTGTATGACGACCAGAGCGTTTTGTTCTGCAGCTGGTCTGTGGTGCTGTCCGGCGTCATCCTGCGCATCCGGATGTTGAACGGGCGCGGCGGCAGGTTATCCACCACCACCGAGGCCAGATACTGCGAGGTGGTTTTGCCTTTAATGGTGATGTCTTTTTCCGTCACCCAGCCACCGTTACGCTGTATCTGAACCAGCAGGCGGACTTCCGACGGATTCCGGTCCCCCTTTGAGGTGGTTTCCACCAGTGCCTGCACACCGAAGGTAAAGCGCAGACGGTCGATGTTTGCAGACGTGATGGTCCGGGTAATCGGCGTGTCGTACTTCACTTCCGTACCCAGCACCGTCTCGGAGCCGGAGGATTCAAATCCCTCCGGCGGTGTCTGCTCCTGCTCACCTGCCCGGAACACCACCGTGACGCCGGAGATATTGGTATTCCCCTCACTGTCCAGCACTGGCGTACTGTTCAGCAGCACGCTTTTTAATCCATCCACCGGACCTTCAATCGGCCCTTCGCTGATGGCATCAATCACACTCAGCAACTGCGTGGACTTCAGGTTGTCCTTCGCTTCGCGCGGGGTATGCCCCTTACTGCTGCCTTTACCCATTCCTCACGCTCCATAAACGACAAAACCGCCCGCAGGCGGTTTCACATAAAACATTTTGCATCAGCGACCAATCACCACAACCTGACCACCGTCCCCTTCGTCTGCCGTGCTGATCTCCTGAGAAACCACCCGTGACCCCACGCGCATTTCACCGTACAGAACGGGCAGAACATTGCTCTGGGCAACCATGTTATCCAGGGAGGAGAAATAGGTGTTCTGTTTGCCGTTATCCGTTGTCTGTGTACGGGGAGTTCTGGCTTTCGGTGCCAGCATCTGCGCCACACCACCGAGCACCATACTGGCACCGAGAGAAAACAGGATGCCGGTCATACCACCGGCCCCAATGGCTGCCCCCCATGCTGCAAGGGTGGCTCCGGCGGTAAAGAATGATCCGGCAATGGCGGCAGCCCCCAGGACAATCTGGAATACGCCCCCTGACTTGGCCCCGGCGACTCTGGGAACAATATGAATCACAGCGCCATCAGGCAGAGTCTCATGTAACTGCGCCGTTAACCCGGACGTGCTGACGTCCCGCCCGGCAATCCGTACCTGATACCAGCCGTCGCTCAGTTTCTGACGAAACGCCGGGAGCTGTGTGGCCAGTGCCCGGATGGCTTCAGCCCCCGTTTTCACACGAAGGTCGATGCGGCGACCAAATCGTTGTAAATCCCCGTAAAGGCAGATGCGCGCCATGCCCGGTGACGCCAGAGGGAGTGTGTGCGTCGCTGCCATTTGTCGGTGTACCTCTCTCGTTTGCTCAGTTGTTCAGGAATATGGTGCAGCAGCTCGCCGTCGCCGCAGTAAATTGCGGCGTGATTCGGCACCGATGAACCAAAACAGCACAGCAGCACATCGCCCGGCTGTGCCGCTGACAACGGCACCTGATACAGCCCCGTCGCCTCCAGATTATCCAGATAGAGATTCTGGCCGTGACGCCACCAGTCATCCTCACGATGAAAGTCCGGCATCTCAATCCCCGCCAGATGATAAGCATCCCGGAACAGCGTGTAACAGTCCGTCACCCCGTGCTCAAAGCACCGCCCGGTAAGATGCGGCACACAGCGGAACTTGTGAATCGCCCCCCGGCAGACCAGCCACCACGGCAAATCACTCTGCACCTGCAGCCGCCGGTCGGTCTCACTCAGCCAGGGCAGACCACCGGGGTGGCTGTGGACCAGCGCCACAATCTCACCCTGCATTTCTGCCTGCAGCCAGTCTTC